AACACCAACAGTAAGATCGCCAGCAGCATTAAATCTTACAATTCCATCTACCTTAGTCGTTGTAACGCTTGTTAGAGTTACTGTAACGTTCTGTCCTGCTGGGGTTCCGCCTTTATTAATTGGTGTTGCTGTAACCACTGGAGCATACTTAAAGTCGCTATATGGAAAAGAAAATGGAACTTCTGAAGAAGCGGTAACTGTTTTGTTGTTTGCTACCTCTACATACCCACCAATAAACTTTGCCTCTGATGTTTTTACGCTTTGTGGTCCTGCTGTTCCAGCATCCACTGTAGTAGTTTTGTAGGTTGCAGAAGAAACCTGTGCAGATAAATCATTAACTGCCTTAGTTAGTTCGTAGATGTATGTAACATCTATCGGTTGCCCTCTTTCGGGTAGTGGTACTTTTGCCATTATCTCTCCATTATATCATTAGATCGTATGCATTGCTGGGTTATAAACACGTAGTGCTGTATAGTCCCTAGTTACTGGTTCACCTACTAAGTATACCTCAACTGTAATCCTGTTTGGAGTAAAAGATTGATCAACACCATTTACAAAAAATGTATCTGGTACAACAAAACTAGTACTATTAGTTGTAATTCTTTCTACATACTTCCAGTCACCAATACCATCAGATTTACTCCACTTAATAAAAATATCATAATCTTTTGCTTGACGAATAGTGTTTAACTACTCCAGAAGAAGAAGATAAGTTAATTTTTCCAGCAACATATGTGTAGTTTGGATCAACACTATAAACAGAAGACCAAGAAGATGTTCTGTTCTTGTCTTCAGATATAATTCTATATCTTACGCTGTAATCTCCAGTAACACTACTTACTGGTGGCAAACTTTCTTTTAGTATCTTTGCCTTTTTTATAATCTCAGCCATTACGTTACACCAATAGAAAATCTAAATTCTACATAGTTGCTTGTGTTTGGTGCTTTAATAATTGATTCAGAATCTGGGTTTTGAATAACAGAGTATCCAGTTAATCCATACAAAGGGTTTACAGTTCCGATGTTTTCTAGTCTCATTGAGTCAAGAGCAATATAGTAATCATCAGATACAGCACCACCATCAATAGCGCTTACATATATTTTTGCAACCGTAACAGCATTCCAAGTAAAGTTAGCACTTGTGTATAGTTCTTGAAGTTGTTTTGAAATAACTACATATCTATTTTCATCTAAATCGTATTGACCAGTACCAGTCCCATTTACTATTTCTGCTTCAAACCTTGCATACTCTCCAGTGCCAGCATCAGTTGAAGAAAAGTCAACAAGTACTCTAACAGTATCTGGAGCAAGTGCTGAGTCTCCGTCTTTATTAATTACAGAAAATGCTAAACGTAGTTCGTCTGTTGGAGAGTTTTGAGAAAAGTTTGCGCTTGGTCTAGTGTAATGGATATGGTTAGATCCTGCACCAATAACAAAGTGTCCTCCAGATACCGTCAAGGTTGCATCATCTCCACGCATAAGAATTACGTTATTTAAAAATCTACATCTTTCATATCTGGCTGCTCTGGATGTTTTATAAAATATAGAGTTATCTGCATTTGTTTGAAAAACCTTTAAGGCTGTTGAAATAACATTATCATCACTTTCATCTAATGCAGTAGCAATTGATGTTATGGCTGTTGAAGATGCTGAGGTATGGTAGTTCCAGTTTTCAGTATTTGTAAAAGAAAACACAGTCTTGCTATCATAAGCCCCTGCTGATGGATTTGACTTTGCAGAAAAAATACCAACCTCTGTTATCTCATATCTTTCTTCTGCTGGTAGTTCTGCAGTAAATACGATCTTGTCCAAACCGCCCTCACTAACAAACCCTCTAGAAGATATTGGAACACGAAGCATTTCAAAGTCAAGGTTCTTTTTATTAGAATAGTCACCAAGAGTATCTGTGGTGTCTAGGGGTTTAGCCCCACATCCAATAGCAATAAATGAGGCATAGGCTGGAGCCTGACCTAGCAGGTATTTACCCAGAATAGACTTTCCAGTATTAGTTATCAAGATGCTCCCTAGTTAAAATCTGTCTCATATATTGTACCACTTCTGGCTATTTGAATTTCTATCTGTTCATCTGATTCAAGATTAACTGCTTCTACTACTAGGTTACCTGTGACTGTATCTATATAAACATAGTCTCCTCCAGTACCCCCTCCAGTTTCAGGTATCTTGTCATCAAGTTTGATTGGAAAATTAGCAAAATATTTATCTGAGGTTGACTGAAGACTAACTATATTGTTAGGGTTATATTGTTGCTCTATAGATGAAAGATTTTTAATTGGCTGATAACTGATTTTTTGTCCATTTACAGTATCACGCCTTGCAATATTAATTAATTCTTGACCACCGATATCTTCAAATATTAGGTCTGCCATAAGTGCAACGGGGATAGCCTCATCATCAAAAATAATAATATCTTTTGTAGCACTCTTTACTTGAGTCGTGCTTGCTGAAGAGGCTGTTGGTGTAGATGTAACGGCAGCAGGTGTAGGACTAACTGCTGGAGCGGTTGATGTAGTTGTAACATTAGTTGGACTTGGGCCAGGTTTATTAGTTGTTGAGTTAAGGGTTGCAACCATAGCATCAATTCTTTTTTGATAGCCTGTTTCTTTTAAAACTCTTGATCCGTCAGAAAAAAGTTCATATAAGTTTCCATCTGAACCCGTCATAACTCCAATACTATTTGCCATATTACACCTCACTCAAATAAACGGTCATGCTTGGTCCGTCTAAACTTCTTGAATAATCAATATTATATACTACAAACCTAGTTGTAGATGAAGTTATTACGTCAACATTATTACTATCTTTATAATTAATTGTAACAATATCTCCTAGTTGAAGTGTTGGTATACTGAATATGTTTACACCAACAGATCTTTTTGGTATCATTAACTTATCAATGATCCAACCCATAAGGCTATTTGCAGAGTCTTGAGTCTGAATGTATGGGGCCTCAATAGAAAACTCATTGTTTCCGTAAATCATTCTACTCTGCTTTATCTTGTTATATTTTTCTAACTCTACATATGGAGATGTTAAAACAGTTGTTCCCTGTAGTTCTGGGTCAGACTGACTAGATCTTTTATTAAAGTATTCATCTACAGTTAGTTCATGTGTTGTGTCTTGTGTAAATGTTATTCCCTGGATTCTTAAATAGTTTCCGCTTGTATCATCTAAGACTAAGGCTTTGTCTGTAGCATTAAATACCATAAACTCAGCACCATAAGAATCTGCATAGAAACCAGAAGTTGTATAGCCCTTAATTCGGTTAAAGGTTGGAGATAGTTGAGCATAAAGTGCTGGGTATGCACGGTCATATTTAATATCAAAATATGCACACTCTCTCATAATTGTTCCAAACTCATCAAAATACATATTGTATTTTGGAGGTTGTTGAGCGCTTACTCCAGTAAGATACGTTGACTGAATAACCCCACTCATTGCATACTTTCTAAATGACTCATTAATGTCTACAGACTCATCTCCAAATGTCTGGGCAATTGTATCTACCGCAGTTGCAACAGTATTCTGGGAGTAGTTCTCTGAAAGAGCATAAATATTTTCAAACATAACTCGTGATGATCCACGAGTAAATAGAGCCATATTGTTATAAATAGGAAGTGGATCATTGTCGTCAACTACCTTAACAAGATTGTTATTAATGTAAAGGTAGAACCTTCTAATCTTTCCAAGGTCTTTGTACTCAACAGAAAGGTCAAACACTGTTGGCGTATCTTGTGTGGTCATTCTGTATTGACCTGTAAAACTTCCATCGTCTACTGTAATCTTTGAAAGCCCACCCCAAAGTTTTACGGGGATTGCATCTGTGTTTGAACTATCTTTTTTAATTTTATAGAACAACACATTATGAATAACAACATCTTCGGTTCCATCTGCTGTTGTTGTTAAGTAAGACTCTACGTTGCTTTCTGTTAGTGCAACTATTTCAAAGTAATATCCATTGTTCGTGTCTGGATTTAGCATTACTCCAAGACCTCCAGAGCCACCACCAATGCTAACGCTTTGATCGGTAAGAGATCCAGTTACCTGATAATATGAGGAACTTCCTGTTGGGGTCTGACCTCTTGTTTGATTATTCTCAATCTTTCCAATAATACGCATTCTTGTACCAAAGTGTCTGTATGCATTATCCAAAGGCTTGTATACGTAAGAAATAAAGTCAATAGGTGTTTCCGTAGTTGTAAATGCAGGACCATTCATAACAAGTGCAGAAGACTGAATAGTTCCAGTTCTTGTTTGTGTAAAAGAGTTTACTTCTGTTTCTGTCTTTCCGCTTAAAGACATGAAGTTTCTAATAATACTGTTTCTAGTTGTTTGCTTAGCACGAGCATTATCAACTCCAGCAATTCCAGCAACTGTGGTTGGTAAGGTTGGATTTGTGTTAGTTGTAAATAAATAATCTCTAGCCTTCATACTCTAGCCTTCATAGTGCAGCCACGCACATTATCGTTATTTGACCAATAAGAACTTATCCCAGCGCTATGGGATGTTACCTTTGTGCCAAAGTGTCCACGACCATGTTCAACAACAGCACCGTTCTTCATCTTTGTAACTCCCCCAGTTGTTTCATAGTAAGGTACAGAATAAATTCTGATTCTTCCAGTAGGGTAGATTTTTCCGTTAAACGGCAACACAGAGAAATATTTTTGATACTCTTCATTGCTGCTAACCCAAACGTTACTTGAACCCTGTCTGTGGGTTGCCTTCCATTGCTCAATAGTCTTATCTGCTTGTGCCTGAGTGATTGCCTTAGACTTTACCTGCGCTTCAATTGTAGAAATAACTGATGCTGGTGCAAAGTTTCCTGGTTCTACAAAATATTGTTTTGTTTCATCTATTGTTCCATCTGCCTTAATGTCATACCAAAGACCAAGGGTAACGCTAAACTCTGCAGCATCGTATTTAATAATTTCACCGCTTGCATATAGATAACCCGTATATCTTGTTAGCCAGTATACGTTTTCTCCTAAATCAATTATGTTATTTGTCATTAAGTTATTAACAACTGTTGGTACAGCACTAGGTACATCTGATGCAATTGGCATTGCCCCTAAAACATAACTACCCTGAGTACTTGCTACTTCATTAATAGTCTTTGTATTTTCAGTTCCAGATACTTCCCACAAAAGTGCAGGCTTGTATATCCATGTTTTTTCTTGATCTACTAGGCTTGCTTGACGAATGCTTCCGTATGATCTCTGGATATATCTTGTCGTATAGTTAATCTTTCCTGAGTTAAAGATCTTTTTATCTTCAGATGCAATAGATATAATGTTTGGAAGATTTCCAGATGTAGCATTTTCAGTTACACCTGTATCTGTTTGGTTGTTAGACCCAGACAAAACAAAGTTTGATTCTCTTTGGGTTAGCGAAGGCATCATATAATCTTTACTCATCACAACAAAATTATTATATTCATCAAAGAACATTGCTGTTTGTGTTGAAACGGCTAACTGGTTTAATACCTCAGCAACATTTTGGTCTGGAGCAATAAAGAAGTATGGAATGATTGGATCTTTTTCACCAGCAACTCTAAGGAATGTATAGTTGCTAAATCCAATATAGTCAAGTAAAAGTGTGATGGCATAACTAAGTGATGCCTCTGTAACAAGCATTCTTGGCGCAGGCATTGACTCAAGTAAGAAGTACATATCTCTAAGAGTTAAAGAAAGAGATCCAGAGTTACGTTCAACCTGTGGGAAACCTTCTGAGTATAAAGTTTTCATTGGCACATAATAATCATATCCACCAACATTAACAATCTTTTCATAGAAATTAAACTTAATGTTTTTTCTTACATACTTACTAATTATGCTATTTGTATTGTTAGGATTAAATGCTTGGTCATCATCAAAAAGAGAAATGTCTCCAGTTGAAGCAAGTAGTTGTCCAACTGGCAAAGATGTTGAGCCAAGATCAGCAAGGCTTTTCTTAATTTTAAAGTCTATAACTTTATCAGAAATATCAACAACAAGTCTAGGTGACATTTCAATTAGGTCAAACCTAGAATCAAACTTGTTCATAGTATCTACGACAATGCGAATTCCACGTATGTTCTGGAACTCTCTATAAACCTTTTGACCATCTGTTTCATTGTTAAAGTAAATAGGAGATGTAAGATCTTCTATAAAACTACTTTCATTGTTTACTGTTTCTTCTGCAACTCTCCACCCATATTGCGGAGTAAATGTTTTATATTCTTCTGAGGCTTCATCCCAAATATGAAATGTTCCTCTGCTACCAGTTGTAGGAATAACCAAGTACGCATATCCATCAAACGCTGTGCTTGGCAACTGTGATACTGCTGGAAGTGTTCCTTGATAGTTAAACTTTGTTTTATATTCTTTAGGAAGTATTAGTCCATATTGTAATTCAACATATCCATCTGATCCAACTATTGCTGTCCCGTCGTCTCTTACGCTTGAAGCATTAAAAGATTGAGCATCCACCCAAGCGCTATCCTTTAGGTACTGTATTTTCCAGTTAACAGGAGTTGTCTTATAGTCTGTTCTAAACAAAGGATCTTGAATTGATCCCGCAGATGTTGTAAATGGACCTAGATTTACATTCCCAATATTTGTCTGCATCTTTATAATAATTCTGTTTGCTGGAACATTTTCCTTATACACAACAAATGGCGCTGTATCATCAATATAGTTTAGGGTTCCAACTTTGTTTTTAGCAATTCCACGCTCAATTGTTTTTGTAACGCCATCTTCTACTGCAGTCTCAGTTCTATATGAAGTCCAATATTTAAATTCGTCATAGCGAGATGGCATATAATATCTAGGTCTTTGTGACATTAACTCATTTGAGTTATGAATATAGTTACCACTAAAATACATTAACTTATTAATACCAGATCTTGGTCTAAATGGTTTAATACAATCTTCTAAAGAGTAAATCATTTTCATTTTATCCTTAGTAGATGTAAAAAATTGGGGGATTCCAGAATTTGTAAAACCACCATCAATAGCAATGTCAGCATCAGTAGCACCTGTATACAAACCAGCAGCGTCTGCAGCATCAAAAGTAGTTGCTATAGTCTTAAACTTGTTATCGGTTCCTGTTGGTCTGTATCTATAGTTACCTAGTTTCTGAACATTGTCTGGCATGTTCATATTCCACTCAGCCAAAACAAGAGACTGCAACTGGATAGTTGAAGAAGACTCTAGATGTGTCTTTAGTTCGCTACTTACAAACACTCTAGACCTCTTCCAGTGTTACCGAAATATTCCAAAGGTCGTGGTTTGTTGCTCCACGTTTTACAACAGTATAGTTAAAATCAGA